CCTCGTTGGCGATGATCGTGGCAAGGGATGCCGCGATGGTTTTCAGGACTGCGGCATGGTCACCGGGACGGTCGAAGTGGATCAAACGGCCTCCCGGTGCCCCAGACTGCTGCCCGGCTTCGGCTTGGGCTTGCGGCGTGACACCCGTTTCGGCTTCCCCGCGGCGAGGGCGTCGCTGAGTTTCGAGTCGATGCCCGCCATCCACGCCGCGACATGCTGGCAATGGCACGGATGCGGCCACGGCGAGTCGTCGTCCTGGTCTGTGGAGTCCGGGGAATGCACCGGGAACCGTTCGTCCATCAGTCCCGGCTCAGGATCAGCGCCAGCTTCCGCGGGTGAGATCAGGGCACGTTCAGGGTGTTCACCGCTGGTACGGTCCGGTGTGCTGCCGGGGGTGAAACCTCCGCTGCCGTCTCGGCTGGCCATGCTGCCTCCTCGGCGTCGTCGTGTGAGTGTTCCGGGTACTGCCGGTCGTGGAGCTCGTCCCATGGGCCGGTTTCCGTCTTCACCCGCCCCACATAGGCGTACGGGGACTGCCCGGCGTCCAGGTAGGCGAGAGTGCGATGATGGCCGTCGACCACAATGTCTTTGCTGCGGCCCGGTGTCCGGACGTACACAGCGGGTTTGAGTTCGCCGCCGGCCTGCTGCTTGCGTTTCAGCTTCGCCGCGAACCCCGCCGTACGGCCATCATGGGAGGCGGCCCACTTGTCCCGGTTCGCCGTGTCGATGTGGTCCGGGCCGACACGCATCGGCCCTTCCCATTCCGCTTCCCGTACCCAGGCGATGGCTTCGGGCGGGAAGTCGCGGGCGAGTTGGTCATAGACGGCCCGCCCGGTGACATCCGCTGACGGTGCCGTCTCCGTGACCGGCAGGCGTTTCAGTGCTTCACGCAGGCGCCGCTGATAGGTGGCCATCTGCCTGGCGCGCAGTGTCTCAGCGGGCAGGGTGGGCAACTGGCCAGGTGGCTGCGCTGCGTCAGCGCCTGCGAGCGGCTCACCGCCGGGCGGGGTTTCCCCGGCGGCGACACCAGGTGCGCCCATCCCCGCCACTGTCGCCTTGGACATGGCGGCCATGTCCTGCCACAGCACCAGGTTCTGCCTGTCGACCAGCACCGCGTCGTCCCCGCCGTCGACGGGGCCTTCGCCGATCTCCGCACGGTAACGGTTCAACGTGTAGGCGCCGGCACGCAGCCGGGTGTCGCGGATGCCCTCAACGACCTCCGAGTCCCGGTAGTCAACTTCGGGGAACTTCAGGTGCCAGTCCGTGACCCCGAACCCCTGCACGGCGATAGCGAACTGGAGCTTCTCGATGACGAGTTCCGCGATCGGGTCGCAGGTGTCGATGTGGAACGTACGGTCCTGCGCCTCGCCGGTGCCCCCGCCGAGGTTCCCGGATTCGATGACGCCGACCTTGGCGGGCGGGCAGCCGTAGCAGGCGTTGATCTCGTCGCGGGACTGGTTTTTCGCCGCGAGCACGTCAGCGACTTTCCCGGATTGCATCTCACCGAGATGCGCGCCGCCTTTGGATACGACAGGGGCACCGATGTTCTTGATGCCGATGTTCCCAGCCAGGTAACTTTCTTTCCATTTGCGCAGTTCCGGCTGCGACGTGTTCGCTGGGTGATCGACATGCACGTTGGGTGGCAGGCCCTTGCGCATCATTTCCTTGCCGCACGCCGCCGCGAACAGCCACGCCGTGATCGGCAGCATCGCCGCCTGCGTCGGGGAAACACCGAACACACCCGGCCGTGCCGCGTCCAGGGAAATGTGGATGACTTCGTGCGGCTTGAACTCGGCCCGCTTACCGGAGTCGGTGACCTGCACGTAACCGGTGATGACCCCGTGCTCGTCAGCTTCGGGTGTCGTCGTCGGGCAGTCCAGGTTGTACAAGGCGACGGGGATCTTGCCCCACCAGGTCACCTCAAGGAGCGCGTCGCCGAACACCTCGAGGTCGGCGATCACGTTCCGCAGGAGCTGGCGGATGTCGCTGACCGGGTTGCAGAACTTGATCAGGTTCTCAAGCGCCAGCACGTTCGGGGGCTTGTCGGGGGCTTCCTTGTCACCTTCGCCGTCGTCGCCGTCCCAGTCGACAACGAGCCCGCCTGCGGTGACCGTACGGGAGATGGCGGTGACACACGCCCACGCCCACGGGCACGACAGGTACGCGTCGTAAAGTTCGCGCATCGTGGAACGGCGGTCCGTGTTGGTGGACGCGCCCATGCTGCTGTTCTCGGCGTTCAGCCCGCCATCGGGGATCGAATTTACCCAGCCGGCACGTTCGGGGAGTTTCGCCGGGGTCATGTTCGCCGGGGTGGCGGGCTTCCTGGCTTCGGTGATGTCCTCACTGCGGGACCGGTAGGCAGCCGGGACCTGGCCGATGATCGACTCAGCCTGACTGCGGGCTTCCGCGAGACCTTCACCGAACGAGGTGGCCGCCGAGCGTGCCGCGTTCTCGCCTTCGCTGATGAGGTTGCGGAGGGCCTGCTCGAACGGGAGAGGCACGAGACCTCCCGCGCCCGGATGTTAGCGGGATTCCCCCCGGCAGTGTTTACCGCTTAGGTTGACAGTCGCTACCTGAGAGGTATAGGTTTAGGGCATGAGCACACCAGCATGGATCATCAGCCAGCAGGCCGCACGCATCACCACAGACCGTACGAAGGAGCTAGCCGGCACGCTGGCCAGTTTCCGCCACTACCCACCCGAGGCGAACCTGCGTAACGGCTTCTGCTACGGGTGCGGCACCGAGGTTCCCGCAGGGCAGGGCGTCGTGGTGCTCGGCTGCGAGAACGGCGGGACGTTCGCCGCGACCCTTGACAGCGCCTGCCTCGCCGCGGTCGCCCAAGCGAAGGAGAACCGGTGACCGAACTTGAGCGCCTGTACCTGACCGCCCTGACCTCAGGCTGGCAGCGGGACTGGGACCGGTACTACCTCGCTGAGGAGCGCATCCGGCAGGCCCGGCTGTACGTGATGGAACAGGAGGCCAAAGCATGACCCTCGCCGACGAGGTCCGCGCCGAGGTCCGCACAGCGCTCCACGAGACGCGCACCAGTCAGGCGGAACTGTCCCGCACGCTGGGCCTGTCCACCAAGCACGTGAGTCAGGTACTCACCGGGAAGGCCGCGCTATCGCTTGAGCTAGCCGAGGCGATGCTGGCCGCGCTCGGACGGCAGATGACCGTGCGCGCACGCGAGATCAAAGGAGCCGTACGGAAATGACCTGCGAGACAATCGTCACGTTCAGGGCCACGGGCGGCGGCTGGCTCGGGTCAAAGCCGTCAGAGTCCATCGTCAGCGACGAGCCGGACTACGCTCACGCGGTCGCGCGAGCCCGGATGGACTCGCTCCTGCCGACAGTGGCCGCCGTGCAGATCGACATTGACGGGCAGTTCGCGGAACTGTGGACCGGTGGGCAACTGACAGACAAGCGTTAACCTGTCAGGTTGACAAGCGTTTACCGGGGAGGTATATTTCAGGTATGGCAACGAACTGGAAGCTCACCGGCAAGCCGAACGGCGGCGGGCAGTGCGAGCACTGCCCCCGCGCACTCGTCAACCGCTACGAGATCACCTGCACGGACGGCACGAAGATGATCGTCGGCCGGGGGTGCCTCAAGAAGATCACCGGCTGGACTCTCAGCGCCGCGCAGGCCGAGCGGGAAATCAAGATGATCGCCATTCACGCCAAGCGGGCCGCCAACTGGGCCGCGTTCGCCGCTGCCAGCCCTGAGCTTGCCGCCACCATCCTCGCGGACTGCGAGCGGTACAGCGCGACCACTCCCCGCGAGTTCGGCGCTGGTGCCTCTCACGAGGTCAAGTACTACATCGAGGCCGGCGAGGACGCCAACTGGGCGGCTGGCAACTACATGACCCGCCGCGCGGCATGGGCTTGGGTGCGGTAAGCCACGCACGGAAGCACTCAGGGCCGGGAAACCGGCCCTTTTTGCTTGCCCTCACCCGAACGGACTCCGCTGCACCATCCCGCGCTGTGAGTGATCCTCGTCCCCGGTGCCCCACTCCGGTTCGCGTTCGTCAGGCCGGTAGGCGAAGTTACCGCGCTGTTCCCACGGGCCCAGTTCCGCGGCGAGAGAGGACACCGGCTCGTCGAGGGCGAGGAACTCCGGGCCAGTCCCGAGGTTCACGGTCAGGTACCTAAGCGCGTCGGCGGCGTGGTCGCTAGCCCCCGAATCACTGTCCTCCGGGTTGCCGCTGGTCGCGTGCGGGAGATCGGCTAGTTCCCGGAACAGGTTCTCAACCTGCGGGAACATGTGGATCCGCGGGCAGGTGTCCCAGCCGAGAGCGCGGTGATGCGGGCAGGCGGGCGCGTCGGACAGATACGTGCGGATGCGCTGCCAGCCGGTGATGCGCGACCCCGGGCCCTTGCCTGCCCTGGTCAGGTGGCAGCCGTTCTCCGCGTAGATCTCGGCCATGACCTTCGCATCGCCGACCACGTTCCACATGGCGTCGTCAGCCCAGCGGATCGCGACGTTCTCGCCAGGCGCCTCGGCGGCGAGGATGCGCTGCGCCTGGTCGGCCTCGCCAACGCCCGCCTGGTAGATCTCGCGGTACACCCAGAGACGCTGGTCAGGATCGACCGCACCCCAGAGGACCGCCCACGGCGCCCCGTAGCCCCAGTCGATGCCGTTGTACCGCTGCCACGTCTCGGGGATTGCGAACGGCTGGACGATGTGCCGGTCACGGCTCAGCTCGGGGAACATCGCGCCGGCGAACACGTCCCAGTTGCCGTCAAGGAACGCGGCACGCATCTTGGGCGGCAGCGCCATCAGGTCAGTGGCGTACTCAGGGTTGACGTACGGGTTGTCCGCCAGTTTCGCCGGGATGAACCGTACGGTCCGGCCTCGCTCGTCCCGGTAGATCCGCTTCCCGTAGTCGGTAGGGATGATGTAGCGGGCCTTCACCGCACCATGGCCGGCGCCGCCCGGGTTGGCGCTTGAACGAATCCCCAGCACGGGGATGTCGGCGCGGCCGGACCGGAGGCGGGACTCAAGGAACGAGATCACGTCGGGCGGGGTGAGCGTCCGCTCGTCGAAGATCAGCAACTGGTATTGGCCGCCCTGCCTGCGGGTGGCGTCCTTCACGGTCTCCGCATAGCGGAACATGATCAGGGAGCCGTTCGGGAAGCGGAGTTCGTACTCGCTGCCGTTCCATGAGGCACCGAGAGCGGAGGCGTAGCCCAGGTCCGCGAGCTCGGCCAGCAGGGATTCCTTGAGTTCCGCGTACGTGCGGCGGAACGCCCCAGCCCGCAGGCCAGGGTGCCGGACGCAGGCCCGCAGAGCGTACATGAGGAGGCTGACAGTTTTCCCGCCGCCCGCGCTGCCGCCTATCATCACGTCGAACTCGGTGGCCGCGGCGAACTGCTCCTGCGGGCACTGGCCGCACGGGGCAGGGATCTGCCGCTTGATGAACGGGACGCACGCCGGGTGGAAGTTGAGCGCCTCGAACACTTCCGGGTCGGGCGGGTCCAGCCGGTTGGCGAGCGCGGCGGCGAAGTTGACAGCCACCCGGCACCCCCGGATGTCCGGATTGCCCCCGTCTGGCGAGTGCCAGCCCACGTTTCCCGGCACTTCTACCAGCGGGTAACAGGCTTAGACCGCCCGCAGGTGCCGCGCCACGCGCCCGAGGGCTTCGCGCTGCTGGTCGGCTGGCAGGCCCATCTCGGCCAGCACCGACGACAGCGCTGCGGCGACGATCTCCGTTTGCCGTTCCGTAACGCGCGCGAGCCGTTCGTCGATGTTGAGGCGGGCCATCGCGGACAGGAACTTCTCGCACCGGTCCAGCGCCCGCTCCCACAACGCGACCTCGCCGCGGAGTTGTTCACCCCCGCCACCCTGGCCAGCAGCTTCGTACCGCAGCGACGTGAGCTCGTTGACCTTCGTGGCCATCGCGTTCTTCCACGCCACAACCTCGCCCGTGATGTTGGCGAGCTCAGTCAGCGGGTCGGTGACAGGCCCGGCGCCGAGGATGGCCAGTTCGTCACGGGCCTGTGCCTCGGTGGCCGCGGTGCGGTTGTTCGGCATGGATCCGCCGTGGAGCTTGCAATTCCCCCAGCCGGCGTGGTCCGTGCCCCATCCCGCAGGCTGGGTGCAGGTGCCTTGGCCCTGGCGCTTCTTGCTGCCACACAGACGGCGGCCGGCATGACGTGGCATCAGATCGCCGCCCGTCATGAAGTGATCTAGGCCGCCTGCCGCATGGCCCGGCGCTGCCGTCGCGGGTCGATGCCCGAGGTACGGAGCCCGTTGTCCCGCACGCGCTTCTCCGCCGCAGCCACGTCGTCGGGTGCATACAGGGCGTGGCCGTGCTCGTCGAGGCCGCGCTTGGCGAGGTGGCCGCGCAGCACCCACGAGCGGATCGTGGCCGGGCTGACGTGGACCATCTGGGCGGCCTGCGCGGTGGTGACGTAGCCGTCCCCGCGGGTGATCAGCAAGGTCACCTGCCCGGTTCAATGCGAAATGACCCGAACCTCGGAAGGTTCGGGTCATGGTTGTTCTAGTGGGGTCAGTGTTGCACAGGTCAGCGGGTGTTACTACCAGCGGGCCGGGAGCAGCGAGTCCGGCACAGCCTGGAAGTCCTGCCAGAGCCCCATTTAGGCCATCGAAATACGCTAGAATGTTCGATGTAAGGAAGCACCCCCGCACCTGCTAGCGGCAGGCCGGGGGCATGGCCAACCTGGTGAGAGGCTGACATGCGGATCGTACCGCTTGGCGGGGCGAAAGCTGCCGGAAGAGTCGCGCTCGTCGATGACGAGGACTACGACCTGGTGATGGCCTACCGGTGGAACCTCCTTGAGAAGGTCAAGAGGTCTGCTCACGGGCAAGACCTCGTGTACGCGAGAAGCCACGAGGGCCGGGACTCCGAGCGCAGAACGGTCCTCATGCACAAGCTTTTGACTGGCTGGGTAGAGACAGACCACGAGGATCACAACGGGCTGAACAACCAGCGGCACAATCTCCGGGACGCGACGAAGACCCAGAACCGGGCCAACCAGCGTCTAGGGAGTGGCTTCTACTCCCAGTACAAGGGAGTGTCTCTGGCCCACCGGGATTGCCCCAGCCGCTGGCGCGCGTACATCTGCGGCAGGCATCTCGGAACCTTCCAGTCGGAAGTGGAAGCCGCTCTCGCCTACGATGCAGCCGCACGGGTGACCTTCGGTGAGTTCGCCCAAACGAACTTCCCGACCGGCGTGGCCGCGCTGCCTGAACCCGAGGCGAGGCGCTGCGCGCAGTGCCGTGAACCCATACCGTCAACCGCTGAGCCCGGTGCCTACTACTGCTCACCTGCCTGCCACGCCGCAGCGGACGCTGCCGCCGCAGACCACACGAGGCACGTGAACTACCAGAATCGGCTGGCGCGGGATGCCCAGCTTGATGCGCGGATCGTGGCAATGCGGGACGGGGAAGGTGCCAGTTGGGCGGCGATCGGCCGGGCACTCGGGATCAAGGGGAAGATGGCACAGGCCCACTACCTGCGCCGGGTGGCATAACGCCGCGCGGCCGGTCAGCCGCTCGTTCAGCATCGCGCACAGCCTGTCCCGGTCGGCAACGTCGGCCGGGATGTCGTTCTCCGTGAGACCCGCCGTGTAGATGCGGGTCCAAACCAGGAACTCACCCTCTGTCATCAAACGCTGACAGGAAGTACACTCGGCGGCGTAGTTCGATCCCTGAACTTTTTCCAGAGTGAAACCATTGCAACTTGGGTCAGGACATGGGCAGCTCAGCCGCTCCCTGAGCCGGGTCTCCCCTAGGAACGCCCGGCACCGGTAGGCCAGGTTGAGGATCTCATCGCCGGCATCAGCCCCGGACAGTTCGACGGTCACCTCGCAGTACCCGCCGATGGTGTTGGTCCGGCCGTACGTGCCTTCCGGGATCTTCGCCAGGTCGTGAAGCTCGAAGCTGCGGGACATCGGCCCGGCAGGCAGGGCCAGCAGGCGGTCCAGGTGGGCGGCGAGGGTGCGGACCACGGCGGCGATGACGGGGCCGTCGCGGCGCTGGCGGGCTAGCTGGGTGTCCGGCAGGGTCAGGCCCGCGGCCATGCGAACTTGCTCATCCCAGGAGCACAGGACGGCGGACACTTCCCGCAGGAGCGCGTCCGCGGCCATGGACAGCGGGACGGGAGCCGTACGGGACATGGTGACATGCTCACCGGCAGCCGCCTTGACGGGGAGTTCCTGCCAGACGCGCACCCACTGTTCGGGGAGGCCGGACAGGGCACGGGCTATCGCGTTGCGGTCAGACTGGCAGAACGTGTCGTAGCCGAGGGCTGGAGTAGTGACGGACTCACCGTCGTCGCTGATGGTGGTCTCGGAACTGCGGCAGCGGAGGCCGCGGGCACAGGGACGCTGGCGCGAGTCGGGCAAAAGAGAGATCCCCCTAGGCCGTGGACCTTGGGGGGATCTACCACGCAGTCTTGCAGGTCACAGGGGGTACGGCAAGCGGGACGGCCTTAGGCGGCCATGGCGGGACTGTCGTCAGCGGCACCGGCCGTGGCCTTCGCATTCTGCGCGCGCCACCGGTCCATCCCCGGGTCGTACGGGGAGATCCCTGCCGCAGCGAGCCGCCGCGCTGTCGTTTCTGCCAGCGACGACACGGGG